TAAATCCAGCCTCGATGGGTATAGTAAAAAACTATTTGATCCATTTTGTAGAGCAGAAAAATTTTCGTATCAAATTCCTGAAACATCTCATGAAATTCAAACGACTCTCGCTCAGTTAAATTTCATCAAATGGTGTATTAAAAATAATATTATCGATTACATCTACAATAACAAACAAAACCTATTCACTAAGTCGTGTAATCAAAAACTTGTGACATGACACCGTCTTTTATGCGAATAAAATTCATCGTTTTTGCTAAAATATGAAAACGTCTATTATACCCACCACCGTTAAACAGGTTTCCGTATAATATAGGTTCTTTTACAGTGCTAAAGTTGACATGACCAGATGCACTACTATCATTTGGGTAGAGTGCAAAACTATAGGAGTAGAACCTTCTCGTGATTGGGGTGTTTCTGTGGTGCAATCTCGGTTGGAGGATTCTCAAAAAGTGGGGGGACCCCGTGTGCTCATCCAAAATCTCCTCACCGTCGAAGGTGAGTGTTAGATAATTCAGATGTTCGTATTTTAGCGCTGGATCCACAGATACACCATCTGAATTCACAGGAATCTCATTGTAATTTGAAGTGTCACCGAAGGCGTTATTTTCTGTATAGAGACAGAAAAAGTACAACTCTTGGACTAAATTTGTAAAGTTCAAACGAGTTTTGAATTTATGTACCCCCCCATCGACTAAAACGTCGTCGTATTGAATTTGGGTAATCGCAAACTCGTGCTCATGGTTCATGACCTTGATTTTCTCTATGGGATCCAAAAATATGCATTCTGTGGACAATCTTAGATCATACGGCTTATATGTTACCAAATCCGTAGCCGTAGCTCCTAGCTTTCCCACAAATCCTGATGGGGGGACTGTTACACATATACACTCGTCTACGTTGCGGAACTTGACCTCTACTTCAATTTCTTGTTGTCTAAGTGCACACACTGGAACTGCGAGTTCTGGATGATCGTGGAAATAAAACGGTATCTCGATGCAGACATCCCCTCCGAGTTGTTTGGGGTATGGATGCGGCTTTGAAGTTCTATTATTAACCTTGGCTGGGTTCGAGCTTACGTCACGTTTGCATAAGTCGAATAAGTTGATTTGTTTTGTGGTTGGGTATTCAAGTTCGTTGTGTAAATCTAAATACTCGGTTGTGAGGTGTTGAATGACAATACCACCGATAGAAAGTGTTATGTAGTCTATAAAATTACACGCCTCACCATAAATATAGTGACCATTTTCATCTACACCCGCAGCTAGAACTATATCAGGTAAACTGAACATCAGATTAACACCCTTTAGGACATCACAGTGGTCATATGGGATGTTAAATTTGTGTATTTCACCGTACTCAACGTCTTTATCAGATTTTATATCGATAAATTGTAAAGAAAAATTCGAGTGTTTCTTGAAGTTTTCTTTAAAAAAGGTAAACTCGGGAACTTCTGTTGTGTAGCGGTCTAAAAGACCTCTAGACTCGAGTTGAATAGACCCAGCCATACTAATATAAGACTATTAATAAAATTTTAAGCCCGCTAACCCAGAGTCAAATGACAGAATGTTATAGTTTAAGGCGTATACACGGATTTGGGTCTCTTCAGACGAATACATTCTATCTATCAATGTGTTAAGGTTTGGGTCGACATACTTATCCTGTTCCTTGAATTCTAGTGTGAATTTCTGATGAATAATCCTACTCATATTTAACTGCCCTGTGGGATTGCTATCCCCTGGATCGAGGGAAAAGGAATACATACCGAACTGTGATTCTCCAAAATCAGGTATATTTATATGATTTTTGAACGGCTGAACAACAGATAAGAAGTGACCATTTTTCCTAAAGAAGATGACGTTATTCAAACATAACTCAGCAGTCTTGATTTGTCTGAACCTATAATTGTTTGATTTATCATTGGAGTTGGTATAAATGGGTTCTCCTAGAAAGAACAACTCTTTTACGGGGTGTTTGAAATCGAGTAAGAATACTTTTTTGTCAATTCCTGGTTTCATCCGAGTTTCATGGAGTTGCACCTGTGTTATGAGATACTCCATATGACTTTCCTGATACGCCTTGCGTTCCATTTCACCCAAATACACATGCTCGGTTGTCAACACTATTCGATCAATGAATTTCTCAGTAACATTGTCAATGGGTGGTAAATTTGAGGTATTCGATTTATACGAATAATACTTGTCTCTACTTACAAGCTTTATTCTTACAGACACCTGCTGTTTGCTAAGCTTACACAGAGGGATCGCAGACTTGTTGTTTCTCGCGAAATAAAAGGGTAATTCCAGTGACAGTTTAGTAGGGTAATACCCCTCTGTCACAGAACCTTCACCACCCCTGTACGACCTGATATCACGGTGTTGATCGGAGGTGTCCAGTTTGTTTCTCATGTAGATATACTCCCCAGTAATCGTGTCTATGACTTGTTCACCAATTAATATTTGCGCATATTCTATGAGTTTTGTGATGGGGTTGCCAACTGTCCTTATCGCGTCGTAATCGGGTCTCCACGATACAGTCAATGAAACAGAATTTAATAGGTCACTCTTAGTGCTGGGTATTCTCACAGTTAAAACTTCACCGAAATCGGGATTTCCCGTAAAGGGGATATCACTGAAATCTATCCCAAATGGTGTATGTTGCCTAAATGCATAAATAAAGTGTGAATAGTCTGGACATTTAGTTACCCATTCATCCTGAACACCCTTGACACAGAGGTACATTCTATTATTAAGTATCTTTTTTTTAATACTCAATTGTCATGAAACCCCTGAGAAAATTAAACTTCTGTAGCTCTAGATAATACAACGCCAACTCGAACTCACCTGAAAACGTCTGATCGCTGCTGCTAGGTGCACCGACAACGGTTTGACCTTCATTAGGTAACAGTTTAGTCATTTCAAATTCAATTAGGGTTCTGTCAGAGTTTAGATTCGCAAAATCTAGGGTTCCGGTGGATTTCTCATGTAGCGGGTGGAGAGCAAAGCTTTGTGTGTATATGTTTATTTCGTCATCAGTCACACCCAAATCGAATTTATAAGGAACCGCATACTTGTAGTGTTCGTGACTCTCCATGAGAGTGTTTGGGAAACTTTCACCATTCAAGAAGAAGCGAGCCTTTTTCATTATGGGGGTGTTCCGTGTTATCATTGAAGTGCTCGATGACCCACTAGACCACACTGTTTTTTCTGCGCGGCTTTTCACATACGTCACGTATCTGTAAGATGATAAATCCTGTGTTGTGAACAATTTATCTCTAAAAAACCAATGAAAAGCTTTCACCTTCGACTTTGGTTCCAAGTTTACTTTAAATGTTGTATCTGAATTAGGGGTCGTGATAAACGAAGAGTGCTTTTTGAGAACATTCACTAAAATTTCATGACCAGATTCGACCAAATACAATCTCTCGTCGTTGCTGAGTTTTATCTCCTCACTTATCAATTGAAAATTGTTGAGTTCTATAGGACTTCTTCCGCTCCTCGCTTGCTCGGTTTCCACCCCTTGCCACCACGTTTGTGGATGGAATTCGAGTTCAAACATGATTTTTTGTTTGTGGACTGCACACACGGGGAAATACTGACGATCCTCAACCTCGTTACGAAGCTCGGTTTTTCCGTATTTCCTAGAGAAGAAGAAGGATAGGGGGATTATAAATCTATTCGCGTGTTCGTAGTCGGACGGTGCTGATACCCCTGGTGTAAATGGTTTAGACATGTTCTGTAGCACCAGGTTACCCTTCCTAGATTGTGGATCCAAATACAGAGACTCGTGGATCATTTCCCAATCATCCGTAATCTCCTCAACCTTTATGTCATCCACATACATCGTCGCACGTTTCAGAAAACCACGACCGAGTGGGGTGGTGTAGTTCAGGTCGGTAATATCCTTCGCCGGTAGATCGACTTTCAAATACAAGTTTGTGAGTAAGTCACCCATATTTTTAGGATCATATTCAACTTTAATCGTTTGATTGAAAGGCCAACCCGCTGCGCGACCTGGATTTAAAACACTTTTACTTTTGTGAAACTTTCTAAATTCTGAATGTTTTTTTATATTTTGGTACTTGAAAAAGGTTTTTTCAGGGTCTTTGGATAACAGGTAAGTGTCCTGTTTTCCAAAAGCTTTTAAGGAAAGATTGGCAGCTTCACTCATATCTATTAGTATTTACATATTTTTAATATCGTTCTTCCACATGTCGAAACAACTCGTAGCTTCTAACAAACGGAGTTCTTTTCCGAGCTTGTCTGATTCGTCCATGAGGGCTTTGACACGTTCTTCTGTGTAGTCAACAGTCCTGATGTGTAAAAGATAATCATACGAACCATCAACCTTAGGGAACGTCTGACCAATTTCACACTCAAGGTCTCGCTTCTTCTTCCTGAATACCACAATTGCACCCTCGACAACCTTCTTCACAAACTGTGCACGGTAGGAACAGATGTTAGATCTCATCTTCGTGCTTTCAATAAGTTGCGCCTTCCTCTTCGTGTAGTAGTCCACACGAAGATCCATAAAGTCTGATAGAATATCCTCGGGGGTGTTGTATTTACAAATCCCCTTGGTAGGGTGAAAGAGGTGCATATTTGTGCAACGAACAGTCTTTTGGAGTTTGAGATCCTTGACGATATCCTTACCCTCATACCCCTGTATGAGAAAGTCGACATCTTCTGTGGTGCTATTATTTGTGAAACTCGTAATGATCTTCTTATCCATTAAACTGTCGAGGTGTTCCTTATAATCTTGGGTCCACCTCCCTGGTGGAAGTTCTGTAACCTTTACAGTAGTCCCTATCACCTGCCATACACCTTCTGTTGTCCACCCGATCGCTTCATCTTCGAAGATACGACCCCTAAAACCTTTGAACCATGGTTTCATTTTCTTGACTTCTTTACCATTCATGAAGTTTGTTATGTTTTCCTTGATGTCTTTGGGGTTGAAAGGTGGAACGTAACAACTGAAACCAGT